CACTCAGCCCTACTGTTCTAGGGTCTATCGTAACTTCTTGTTTAGGATCTAATGTTAGTTTTCTGCTATTATCAGATCCGATAGTCTGTGATAAACTTCCGTTTTGTAGATCAACTCGTTGTAAGTTTTCAACATTAGTAGGTTTAGACATACCGAATAGTTTTGCAATCTCAGCAACTCCTGCAGCTGACGAAGCTGTAGCTCTCGCATAGGGTCCAATTAAGGGGACATGAGTCAGAGCAGTGGCAGCGTTCTTAACAGCATTAGCAGTATTAGAGACTGGAGCGTCAGCATATTCATCAGATTGAGGAACGATACTTGATGGTTCCGCAGTAGTTGGAACGGACAAATGAACATCCGTGGCCCAAACAAAGAACCTGATCGTTACACCTTCAGTGCCACCATTCGCATGTAGCAAAGAATTTAAGGATCTGTAATAAACTTGACCCATCTCAGCCCACTCGGCATTTACCACACTCAGTGCGTTCTTCATCCAGAAAAACGGGAGTTCTAAAGAACCTCCTTCACTTTGTGCAGGGTCAATAAAGAAATGAGGACGTTGTGATTCGCCTATCGCATCAAGAGGAAAAAGCGCCCTACTTTTTGGGGACATAGTACTTAAGTTAAATAAAGGATGATAAGAAACTAGAACACGACCATAGTGGAATGGAGTTCCATTCACTATGGCTTTAAGGTGTAATTTACATCTTAAGTTAGCATAATTGCTAATCCTATTAATGACTCTTGGATTACTAAAATACAATGTCCAGGGGTTAAAACCATCAGCTAAGTTAGTTCCAACCCCCCAAACTATGGTGGATACCACAATGGGTCTACTGAAAAACTGTTGTAGTGTAACATCATTATTTTCTGTAGCCTGGAAAGTGTTATCTGGCTGAGAATCTACTTTTTCACCGTAGTTTTCAGCTTCATCATGGAAGTGTATTGTTTCCACTTTGCCACCAGAACTTGTTATTGGTGTCATCGGATCACTCTCGGGTATAATCCTCCCAAGAGTTGATGACGGGTTCGAGACATCCATCTCTAACGCATTAAGGGTATGCGCTCGACCACTATAATTATTATTTGTACATTTTAAAATACATTTATTATTTACA